TATCACCCCCCTGCAAGAAAAAGCACAGGTGATCCAAGCCACATGATTGCGGCCTTGAACTTCTTTATTGAGTTGGATGCAGGCGACTATGTTGAAATCGTTTACAAAGTTGACAATGTGAATGTGACGCTAGAGCATTTTGCTGCCGGCTCCAGCCCTACACGGCCAGCAGTGCCATCAGCGATTGCCACTGTGTCTTTTGTCTCAAATCTACCTACAATTTAGCCATGTACATACCCATCAAATTACCCCCAGGTGTTTACCGAAATGGCACTGAGTATCAGTCTGCTGGGCGCTGGCATGACGCTAATTTGGTGCGCTGGTATGAAAACACATTAAGACCAGTCAACGGCTGGCGCAGTAAATCGGCATCAACTGTGACGGGCGCTTGCAGGGCAATCATCACTTGGCGCGACAACGATGCCGACTCTTACATTGGGCTTGGCACTCACTCCAAGCTATTTGCAATGGATGTGCTGGGTGTTCTGAAGGACATCACGCCCACTGGATTTACGACTGGTTTCATTAATGCCACCAGCACCACAGGCTACGGCAAAAACCTCTACGGCAGCTTTGCCTATGGCGTGCCACGGCCTGACACTGGATCGGCAGATATTGCCACGACCTGGAGCCTAGACACTTGGGGCGAGTATTTGGTGGCTTGCTCAAATTACGACGGCAAGATTTACGAGTGGCAGCTAGGCTTTGCCACACCCACATTGGCTGCTGTCATTACCAACGCGCCAGTGAGTAACACTGCCATCTTGGTGACTGCCGAGCGTTTCCTGTTTGCCCTTGGCGCTGGTGGAAACCCACGCAAAGTGCAGTGGTGCGACCAAGAGAACAATACCCTTTGGACACCGGCAGGCGACAACCAGGCAGGCGATTATGAGCTGACAACGCCTGGCAGTTTACTGGCTGGCAAACGTGTCAAGGGCATCAATCTATTGTTTACAGATGTGGATGTCCACACGGCCCAGTATGTTGGCGCGCCATTCATTTATGGCTTTGAGAAGGCCGGAAGCGGCTGCGGTCTGATCTCGGCCCAGTCTGTGGCGGCCATTGACACTGCTGCCATTTGGATGAGCAAGTCTGGGTTCTTTATCTATGACGGGTACGTCAAGCCACTGCCTTGCGATGTCTCAGACTTTGTTTTTAGCAATATCAACTTTGACCAGAGGACAAAAATTGTTGCGGTCCATAACAGTAAATTTGGTGAAATCTGGTGGTTTTACCCAAGCAATGCAGGCTTGGAAAATGACAGCTATGTAACTTTTAACTACCGCGAGAACCACTGGAATGTCGGCTCACTGGTGCGCCTATGTGGCACTGATGCCGGTGTTTTCACCCTGCCTTTGATGGTGGATGATAGCGGTGAGGTCTATGAGCATGAGGTCGGCTTTGACTATGATGGTGCGACACTCTTTGCCGAGTCTGGCCCCATCCAAATTGGCAATGGCGACAATGTAATGAAGGTCAGGGAAGTTGTGCCAGATGAGCAGACCTTGGGTGAGGCGGTGATTTCGTTTAAAACCCGTCTTTACCCGACAAGTGCTGAGTCTACATTTGGGCCATTTACGGCAGCCAACCCAACTTCAGTCAGGTTTTCTGGCCGCCAAATCAACATGGTGGTAACTGGTGCGGCTTTGGCCGACTGGCGCATTGGGGTCATTAGGCTTGATGCTGTGGCCAGCGGCAAGAGATGAGCGACCAAGAACAACTGGAAAGACTGCGCCACCATGTGGAGGCGGCATTAGAATACAGTGGAGGCACACACAATTTTGACGATGTCGCTGAGATGGTCGAGGATCACAGATTACAGCTGTGGCCGGCCAAGGACTCGGTGGTGTTGACAGAGATCATCGATTACCCAAGGCTCAAGAATTTGCACTATTTTTTAGCTGGTGGTGATCTGGAAGAACTGTCAAAGATGAGGCCGTTGATTGAGTCTTGGGGCAAAACAATCGGCTGCACCAGGGTGACTTTGGCAGGCCGAAGAGGCTGGGCAAAGACATTTTTGAAAGACGAAGGGTACAGCCCACAATGGTCTGTACTGGCAAAGGAACTTTAGGGGATAAATATGGCATCAGAAGCACTCAATTGGGCATTGTCTAATGGCATGACTCAAGCCGAATTTGACAAAAACATTTTCAACGCTGTAGTTGACGCACAGAAGTCTGGGACCAGCAATGCCATGTTGCGCATTGAGATGGACCGGCTTGGCATCAGCTCAGAAGATGTGGCCCGTGCAACTGGTGTTGCAACTCAAGGTGTGCAAACGCAATACACGGCAGCAGTGCCAAAGACTAATGCTGAATTGATTGCGGCAGCGGCTGCGGCCAATGAGCTTGCAGCGCGTACAGCACGCGATCCAACGGCCAGCAAGGCTTTGATCGATGCTAGGAACTTGGCGGCTACTACAGCCACAAGAAATGTGGCTGCTAGCACAGGGACAGGGACTGGCACAGGGACTGGCACAGGGACTGGCACAGGGACTGGCACAGGGACTGGCACAGGGACTGGCACAGGGGGTTTGACTGATGCCCAGAAATTAGCGATTTTTACAGCAGAACAGGCTTTAATTCGCACACAAAACGAAGCGGCTTTGGCTTTGCAACAACGCAATGCCCGCACTGGCACAACCACTGGCACTGGCCTACTCGGCCCAACTGGTGCAACCAGTGTGACTGGCACAACGCCATTTGCCAATGCCACCCAAGGCTTTGACCAAAACTTTAGAAATTACACATCCATCCCAATTGGCGCTCAGTACAACCCCAATGTGGTTGGCGGCACTGGCTCACCATACTCTCAGATCATGGGCCAGATGCAGCCAGTTGGCAATCCTTATGCTACTTTTGTTGCAGGCCAAGCAATGGGTGGATATAACCCTGGTCTATATGACCAGATCGCAGCGGCTAATTTGGCCAAAGCTGCTGCCGCAAACACTGGCGTGACATTGGCTGACTACTATAGTGGTGATGGTGGTGCGGCTGCTGCTGCTGCCGCTGCCGCCACGGCTGCCGACTCTGCTGCGGCTTCAGCTGCAAGTGCTACTGGCACAGCGCCTGGCACATCACCAGGTGGTGACGCACCAGGCTCTGGTGCGGCCATGGGCGGTCTGATAACCAGAGTCTTTGGTCCTGACCCTGCTGGACCTGATGAGGGTCAAGTCAACATGATGCGCGGTGAATATGTGATCAAGAAGTCTTCAGTCAACAAGTATGGCCGTGGACTTCTGGACATGATCAACGAAGGCAAAGTGCCTGCAAAGAAACTCAAATCTTTACTGGGTTAAAGGAAAGAATATGTCAAAAGGTGGAACAACTACATCGACAAGCTCCATTGATCCACAGATCAAAGAAGCATTCTTGGCCAACTTTCAGCAGGCCCAAGGGGTCGCTGGCGCTTTGCCGACTCAGCAGTTTGCCGGCTACAACCCAATGTATCAGGCAGGCGAGGAGGCTCTGGTCAACACGGCCCTTGCTGGCCCAGGCATCAGTGGCACAGACTTGGCAGCGCAGATGGCCGCTTATGGCGGTGTCTATCAGCCTGGTCAGATTAAAGCGGAGCAGACCAATCTAGGACTTGGTCTTGTGGATAAATCTGGTTTGTACAGTGGTGCAGGCACTATTGGCTCTTACATGAATCCATTCACAGAGCAAGTGCGCACCAATGCATTGGCTGATTTGGAGTCAGCAAGACGCGCTGCCATCCAGCAGACTGGTGAACGTGCAACTGCTGCCCGTGCATTTGGTGGATCACGCCAAGGTGTGGCAGAAAGTCTGACCAATGCTGGCTTTGCCAAACAAGCGGCAAATCTTGGTGCAACATTAAACGAGCAGGCATTTAACCAGGCAGTGGCTTTGCAGCAGGCCGACATTGGCCGCAGATCAGCAGCCGACATTGCCAATCAGCAAGCAGGCTTGCAAGGTGCGCAATTGCGACTAGGCGGTGCAAGCCAGCTAGGCAATTTGGCTGCACAACAACAAGCCTTGCGTCTTGGTGGCGCTCAAGCGGTCATGGGTGCTGGTGGTGCGCGTCAGGCTTTGGACCAGCAGCAGATGGATGCAATCCGAAATATTGGCCTGCAGCGTCTGGGCGTGGTCCAGTCCTCACTGGGTGCGCAGCCTGCCAATCTTGGAATGCAGTCAACGACTCCACAGTATTCAAACCCAGCGTCTGGGGCCTTGGGTGGTGCATTGGCTGGCGGCCAATTGTTTGGCCCTTATGGCGCTGTGGCTGGTGGTGTTCTTGGCCTTTTAGGTGGCAGATAAGGAAGACAAAATGGCTGAATTTAATTTTTCTGATTTATTCAGAGGCGGCAATGCCGGTGGCGACATTTTTGGCAATTTATTTGGCGGTGGTGGCACGCCAACGGGTCTTGATGCATTGCTGACAGAAGACCAGCGCAAGCTCTTGGGCCGTAATGCTGCACTGTCAGCAGCCGGTGCATTGCTCCAAGCCAGTGGCCGAAGTGCAGTGCCAATCAGCTTGGGCCAAGCACTTGGATCAGCTTTGCAGGCAGGCCAGCAAGGTTATCAGCAGGCAAGAGCTGGCTCTTTCCAAGATTTGCTGCTTGGTGAAAAGCTAAAAGAGATGAAGCGACTTGGACAGTATCAAACCGCCTTGACTGGAGCGCCTCAAACAGCAGAATCTGTGCAACCAATGGAGCCATTAACGGCAGCACAGGCAAGTCTGCTTAGTCAGACTGCACCCACGAGTGTTGCCGGCCCATTTGGTCCAAGTCCTCAAAGAGCGCAGTTAATGGACCAAATCCAAGCGCAGCCAACAATAGCGCCAGAGCCTTTGACCGCAACAGAAAAGCGCTATAACGAATTGATGCGCAAGGCCGATGTGGCCAATCAGTTTGGCAAATTTGATGATGCAGACAAATTGATGGGTCAGGCTTTAAAGATTAAGCCCCCAGAAAAATACTCGACAACACCACAGTTTGGTAACAGTATAAAAGGCACACCAATTTCATATGTCTTGAGCGAATCAGGTGGCATGAAGTTGTTGGATGTCCAGCGCAGCCCTGAGTTTAACTATCAAGACACTGGCTCTTACATCAGTGTGCGTGACAAAAATTCAAACAAGGAACTTGAGCGCATTGCAAAAACTATGAGTCCAGGAGAGATGGCATCCAATATTGTTGCTCAAGGAAACCTTGCAGTAAATCGTGGCAATTTGAGTGTGGCCCAAAGTGGTCTTGGCTTGCGTCAACAAGAATTTGCCCGTAACGCTTTTGATGTTAAAGAATCACCCGAAGGTTATGCATACATACCCAAAACTCCTGGTGCAGCAGCAATCCCAATCATGGGCGCTAGTGGTGAACAACTCAAAGGTGTCTCTGGCGGTAAGCCGACAGAGGGTGAACGCAAGGCGGCAACATTGCTTTCTAGGATGGAGCTTTCTCAAGCTCAGATGCAGCAAAGCCAACAAGGAGTTCCAGGGTTCTTTACTTCAATGTCCCCAAGGGTTTTAAAAGATGAAGATCGCAAGAGAGTGGAAGACGCACAACTTGATTTCTTGGATGCGGCATTAACACTTGCCACTGGCGCTGCGTATACAGAGGACCAACGAAAGAGTGCAATGCAGTTTTATTTCCCCAAATACGGGGATGATGCAACAACAATTGCAGATAAAGAAATAAGACGCCAAAGGATGATGGATGCCGCAAGGCTGTCTGCTGGCACTATGAGTAGCGCTGTGCTACCAGAAGGCGGTGCTGGTGCTGGCGGTAGTGGTGCAGCAAGGCCGTCTCTTGGTAATATCTTTCAAAGACCAGGAGGCCGATAATGGATGGCATTAAAGAAAAGATTAAAGAAGCACAGAAGGCCGGTTACAAGGATGACGAAATCATTCAGTTTTTGGCTCAATTGCCAGATGTCGGACCACAAGTCACAGCTGCACTTGAGAGTCAATACAAGCCAGGCGAAATCTTAAAATTCTTGGGACAGTCTCCGGCCTATAGAGAAGGCACAGAATTGCCAACGGCATTTCGCGGATTTGTCAGCGCCATGAAAGGCCCGACATTTGAAACATTCCCCAAGATTGTGGGTGCGGTTGGCGCTCCATTTGCAGCGCTTGAGCAGGGTATTTCATTGCCAGAGGCTTATGCACAAGGCCGTGACATCATGCGCGGTGCTGCCGAGTCCTATGAGCAAGAAGCCCCATACAAAGCAGCTAGTGGCCAGCTGGTGGCCAGTCTGCCTCTAGTTTTTGGCGGTCTGCCAAGCACTATCGTCAAAAATGTTGGTGGTGCTGCATTGCCAGTTATTGAAAAGGTCGCGCCAAGCATTGCACCAACAATTCAAGCGGCAGGCAGATACATGACCACCGCGCCTACTGCTGGCAAGATTATGGGTTTAGGCCAACGCACGGCCCAAGCCACTGGCTCTGGCGCTGGCTATGGATTTGTCAGCGGCCTTGGTGGTTCATACGAAGATGATGCGCTAGATATGCTGAAAGAGGCTGGGAAAAGCGCATTGATCAGTGGCGGCCTTGGTGTTGTCTCGCAACCAGTAATGAGTATGGTTGGCGCTGGTGGCCGCCAAGTCATGGCGCGTGTGTCTCCAACTTCTGCCAATACTTATGCTGGGCAAAAGGTGGCAGAGGCATTGATTCGTGATGTGCCAGCACCACTAACAGGTGAAAGCGCATTGAGCAGAGCGCAGGCCAGACTTTTAAAGTTAGGCCCAGAGGCTCGCATTGCCGATGTGGGTGACAAGTCAATGCGTAACTTGCTTGATGTGCAGGCCACATTGCCTGGCACAACGGCAGCTGCTACAGAGCGTGCCATTCGTGAGCGCCAAGTTGGCCGTGCCAATCGGTTGATGACTGGTGCTGACGAAACACTTGGAACTGGTGGCGCTCAGTTTTTACAGACTTTGGATAATTTCAATGCTCAAAGGTTTGCTGACTCACGCCCATACTATGCGGCCATTGATAAAGCGATTTTGCAAGTTGACAATTCATTAACTGATGTATTTAATAAATCTAAAGGCGTTCAAGGCGCTTCTGAATTGTTATTTCAGACCAAGACTGGCCAAACAATTGACTTGTCTAAGCTCAAGTATGGTGAGCAAGTGCCAATGAATGTCTTAGATACATTGAAGCAATCTTTATATGACGCATCAAAAGAATTGAGAAAAGCCGGACAAAATTCACAAGCTAATGCTTACGATGATGTGCGTGCGAAATTAGTTAGTGTGCTTGAGGCTAAGTCACCGAAAGTTGGCAATCAGTCTGCATATACATTGGCCATGAAGACATGGGCTGGACCATCCCAAATGATGGATGCTGCTGAAATTGGTAGGAGTGTGATGAAGGGCGATATTCTGGACATTCAGCAAGCCACAAAGGGAATGGCTCCATCAGAGATTGACGCATTCAGAATTGGCGTGTTGCAAGGTTTGCGTGAAAAGACCGGCACAGAGGCTGGCCAAACATCATTGCTCAAGTTTTATAAAGAACCTGCAACTCAAGCCCGATTAAAGGCTGCATTTGGCGATGACTACAAGGCATACACAGCGACTGTGCTAAAAGAAGAGCAACTTAAGAAACTGGAATCAGCTGGCCGTGGTTCACAAACTGCTGCACGATTGGCTGGACAGGCTGATCTTGATGTTGCACCAGTGGTCCAAACAGCTGGCGCGCTGGCATCTTTAAACCCTGCTGCCATTATCACATCTGCTGCCAATCTGGCCCGTCAGACTCAAACCCCAGAGGCAGTGCGAAATGAAATTGGAAAGATTTTGCTCTCGCGTGATCCGCAGCAGTTAAGTCAATTGGCCGAAATCATCAGGAAACTGAACGAGTCACGCGCAAGAGCTGCCGGTGTTGCAGGCCGTGGCTCTGGCCAGATCGGTGGAATGCTGAGTGATAATCCAGCACCATAAGGAATAACCATGGCAGGCTTATTAGATGATGTTTTGCAATATATGCAAGACCCTAGACGCACCCAGCAATTGCAGGGTACGGGCAGAGCAATCCAGCAAGGTCTTTTAAATATTGAAGAGAAAGACAAAAAGTTTCAAGACCTTTATGACAAGGCATTTGGCGACCCCAAAAATATAGCCAAAGTCACAGACAAAAAGGCTTTGTCTGAATTGACCGAAATGATGATGGCTGGGCCAATGTCGATTGCACCAATTGGCATGACTCAAAATGTATCTAAGGCATCTGCAAGAAATGTCAAAAAAGGTTCTGTCGCTACAGTATTTGACAACGTCACAGATTACAACGAAGCAATGAAGCTGGCCCAAAAGGGCGCTCATTTAAAACAAGACCCATCAGGTCAGTACATTGGCGGTCCAAGATCAACTGGGCCTGTCGGCTTAACTGTGGACAGTCCTGGTGCTTTATCAAATATGCGCCAAAGGGCAGATAAAAAAGTCGAAGCCGGTGCATTCAATGCGTCTTGGTATGACAGAGCCAGGCAGGCAGCCGAGAGCGCTTCTGGGTACAACCCCACCAACATGACCGCTGGGATGCCTCCACAAGGCCAAATGGCATCTTTATTTTCGCGTGGTGGGGCTGCCTACAGCCCACAAGCCACACCGCCAACTGAGATGAATTCTTTTATTCGTCAACATAATGCCCAGGTCATTGGTGGCCAACAAATTATTCCAAGGACTGGATCACAGGCTAGAAATGTAGCTAAAGCATATGACATTGATCCGGCCACTGGGATGTATGTATTTAATCCTGGAGCAATTAAGCTGGGCAAAAAGACTGGCCCTTACGCTGACGCAAAAGACCCAACCATTCCATCCACTGATTTGTATAAAACAGCCAGCGACATTTGGCATGGCCGTGTAATGGGTTACAGCGACCCAGGGGGCAAAACATTTAGTCGAGGTTTTACTCCGCAAGAGCATGGATTTTTAACTGGTGAGAATTTATTACTCGCAAACAGAGCAGAACAAAAAAGGCTTGCTGGGCAATTAGATGTGCCAAACACATCAGCAGAATTTATTTTTGATCCAAGAGCTGCGCAAGCAGCCACATGGGGAGCTGAAAGAGAAATTTCATACAAGGCCGCTAGAGATGCTGAAATCAATAGATTTACAAAGTCATCTGAAAAATATGAAAAACAACTGTCAAGATGGGAGCAAACTGGAAAAGGCCAAAAGCCAAAAAAACCATCTTTAAAAGACATTGGAAAAGAATCTGACGAATCTATTCGCGCAAGAGCTAGGGCTGGTATTGATGACGCTATGCAGCGCCAGATTGCCTCACAAACCTATGAATTTATTCCTGGTCAAAATGTTATGCCAGGAATTAACACTGCTGACGAAAGTGTTCGAGCTGCTTATTCGCAAGGAATGCAAGCCCCAATGGGTAATCGTGACCCTTACATTGGCGCATTGCAAGCATATCAATTGCCAGTTAAACCAGTCATGGGTGAATACCTTAATACTGCTGGTGTTGTTGAAAGAAACCCAGCATTTGTGGCCCAGCCTTTAGTTGGCCTTGTTGGCTCAACATTAGAAACATCGACAGGAAAACTTGCCCGCGGTGGCCCCATGCTGGACCAGCCAGGGCGCAGTTTACTTGACGCAACTTCTGCTGTGCGCGCTGTAATGGATTTGCAAGAAGGTGTTGGCTGGAACAAATTTACGCCAGCCAATTCGAGCATGAAAACAGTGGAAAAAACTGGAATAAGATTTCAGCCAATGCTGTCTGGAGCCCAAGACGCAAGTCAATTGCCAAGGCAAATGGCACAGGCAAAAGCGGCATTAGAGGCACAAGGCTTAGATGTTGTTGATGTTGGCGGTGCTTTACACGCTGGAAAATTTGACAATTCTATGAACGGCAAAGCAATTCAAGAAGCTGTTAAAAATGCAAAAGCAAATATTCAAGATGGCCAATTGATTGCTGGCCGTTTTGAGTCAAATCTTCAAATGCCACCATGGGGTGCAGAGGGAAGTGGCCAAGTAGCGCAGTATTTACAGGGCCAATTAACACGGCCAGACATTCAAAATTTTGCACAGCGGTTAGATGCAGCTGGTGTTCCACAAGTTAACGCACAGCAAACTCAGTTTATGCAGCAATTTTTAGAGCAAAACAATATGTCTCCAAGAGCTGACGTAATGAAAATGCGCGACATCATTGGGACTAAAGGTTATCAAGGGTTCTTAAAGTATCTTCAAGAGAATGGCCCGAAGGGTTTGCCGGCAGTTGTTCCTCTTGGCCTGCTTGGGGACTATGAGGACTATCCAATTTTCCAATAACTTTGTAATTTTTGTTTTTGATACCAGAAAACGGCAAAGGTATTGCAGCCTGATGTTTTGAATAATAAACATCAAGCTGCGCGTTAGTTAGTTTTGAAAAATATTGAACAGGCATATCAACTCCCAAAAAATGCGGCCACAAGAGGGTCGCGTTTAACTACCCGTCTTTTCTGCCTGCGTCTGGCCAAGCCAAAGTCTTTGTCGTCTGCTGACATTTTCTCCATGTGATTCCTCCATCTTTTTGTGCCAGGTATGGGGTCTGGCACTATGGCATCTTTTCCCTCACCCCATGACCACAGTGGCCGGTGTCTGCCATTGCAGTTGACCTTGAAATAGCCTGAGATATGGACCAGTTTGAACCGATGCATATCAAATAAAACCCTCGCAGCACTGCGCCTGGCACAAAAGCACAACTTGGCCAGATCAAGGTCTGAAAGGTTCCCTTTCTTTTGGAGCGCTGCCTCAATGGCAGGGCTTACACGGGGTTTTAAGCCTCTGGCCATGTGCTGGTCTCCATTCTGGCTTTCAAGCGCTCCAGCATTGTTTTGACAACGAATGCACGGGTTTTAACTTCATTGGGGATTGCGTGGCCAAAGACTTCTGGGTGCAGAAGGTCATTGACCAGGTCAAGGCAGGCATCAAGGGCCGGGGGTAATTCATTTGTCAAGGAACTTCTCCAGCGCAGAGACCTCAATGTGGTCCACCATAGATTGCAAGATCATGTGGGCAATGTCCACATCAGTGCCAGCAATGTATGCATTGTTGAGGGTCATTGATTCATCAAAGTCTGGCTCATAAGGTGCGCCAAGTGAGTCAACTGACCCCTTTTCTGCTGGGCTATATTCCACAAAGCACATCAAATCGACACCCTCGATAGTGCAAGGGAACTCGAATAATCCTTTTGGGCAGGGGGGAGTTGGCTGTTCCAGTCTCACATGGCGAGGTAAAGTAATTTTTTTCATAGTTTATGCCTCAATAGTTCACGACACTTCTCACGCATCTCAGGTGTAATGTCGGGATGAAATGAAGCCAATGAACATTGCTTACGCATATCATAGGAAGGGTCTATTCTTGCTATAAAAATAGCACCGCCCCAAAATAAAGCAAGGAAAATAAT